GGTTGCACCGTTCTCGATGCCAAGCGCATTTTTCAGATCTGCAATTGAGACTGATGCAACAATCTGATTGACTGCGCCGCGCAGGACAAGCGCATCTTCGCCGTCCGCCTGTTCAAGCAACATATGTACGTTGCGCACAGTCAGATTTCCGTTTTTGTCTACGACAGGGATTTTCGCCAGATCACCTGTGCTATATCCGTCCGTTGACAGCTTTGTATCCAGTGCTGCCGTGTTTGCCGCAATTTGCGCAGCTTCCTTCTCGGTTGCACCGGTCATTGCCGGATGCTCGGTCAGATATTTTGCTACAGCATCCTCGACCAAACCACCAACCGTTTCCGGTGTGTTTACCTGTGCAAGCTCTGGATCTACAGAGCGCGGAATGTAAATTTCTGCTGCACTTGTAGTTAGCGTGATTTCCTTAGCTGCATCTGTTGCAGATAAAGAAACATAGGATAATCCATAAATTTGAGTTGCCGCCAGTCCTACCTTTCCAACATACACGTCTACATCGCTGTTGTATGCCAACGGAGTTTGCACAATCTGCCGCTTATAACGGTCTTGCCAGTTCAAACAATAAGCATATGTCGGACTTGTGATGTCTGAATTCTTTGTAAACACGTTATCGCTTAACTTCACCTTGACCGGCGTATTCTTACTAAACTGTACAAGCGATTCTTTGTTTTCCAAAATTAGATTTGTTCCAACCTGCGTAAACTTTACAACCATTCCTACCCTCCTTATTCATAGTCCATCAATTCTGCTGTTCTTGTTCGGCTCGATTCGGATGTTTCAATTTTTTTCACTCTCGCTCTGTATCGTGTATCATCGGCGATTACTTGTACAATATCTCCCGCTCTTAGCTTAGGCGGCACATCTGCAAATTCCGCTTCGTGTGTAACGATGATTTTTGATATTCGCTTGAGCTCGTTCACCGCACGATTACATAGTTCAGACTGGCTTGTTGTATCGTAGTTAAACATTTTTAAAATATGTCCGGTATAGTTTCCGGATTCCGAATTGTATCTACTCCATGTCTGCAATGCCGACCGTGATTTCAAGTACATGCCTTCGAGATAAATATCACCGTCATCATATGTATGTCCATAGAGCGTAATCGGCGCATCCGCTCCCTCTGGCGTTCCGCCTGTCGCTTTCAATGCAGTTGCCAACTCCGAAACCGATCGTTTAGTTATGACCCTGCGCAGCTCTTTACCAAGCCGCAACTTCACGCCGTTGTCCATACCGCGCTTTTTGTAGATGTTTATCAGCTTTTTCACAACTTTAAAGCGTTCTATCTCGAACGAAAGAGATATTTCTGCGTCGAACTGTGTTGCAATAGACAGAAGCCGTTCTGTACCCGACGCTTCACCTTCCCACGACAATGTTCGCGACCGGTCACTGATTTCATTTATTCCTATGACAAATCCACTATCATATGCAAATTTTTCAATATACCATGCAATTTGATGTGATTCTGTATTGTCCAGCGATTCACATTCGCGGTTTACCAGATCCAGCCCTGCATCTTCTGCATATACCGATACTGTTCTATTCTGCGTATCTGTTTCGGTGTCGATAATTGTATAAAATTCGTTTTCCAAGTCGCTTGACCGCAACAGATAGTTTCCCGGCGTTGTAAGTTTCTCAACCCGACCTTTATCATTCCCATACGGAATTTCAAATTCAAGTGTTTTCACGTCCGCTTCTATGTCATCGGTCACTTTGTCGTTTTGGATGTGCATTCCGCCAGAAAGTTTTGTACTCGCCTTTCCCAGCAGCGACATGTATCTGTTCGCAAAATATATAATCACAAATATGCCTCCTGAAACCGAACGATATACTCAGGATTTTCTTTTACCCAGTTTGAGCAAGCCGCTGAGACACTGTCAGTGTCCCCTGGCCGGATACAAAAATCTTCCCAGTTATTGTCAATATCACCCAAATCATCTCTTTGTTGACCGTTGACATATATTGTTCCTGTCGAGCAATCCGCCGTCACCACATCGCCTTTAGAAAATAAATTCGGTTCATCAATTGTTTTTTCAACACCATACTTGCTAAATTTCAGCGATCGCAATGCGTTCGTCCGCATAGTAGACGCCGAACCGCATTTGCCGAAGAATACATCAATTTCGGTTGCCTTCACCTTTCCCAGCGCATCGCTCGTAAAGCCAAATCTTTCCCAACCCGCTCGATTTTCAGTCGGCAGTTCAAATATAATCGTATCGCCAAAACGCTTGAAAATAGAGATGTGTCGGCTGTCAAACCCTGTGAAGCAGTTGTATTGTGACATTGTGAACGAAAACGTCTTTACAACCGAGCCGTTTACAGAAAGTTGACCTTCTATGTTTCCACTGCCTGCACCATTTCTATAGAATGTAATGCCAGCAATATGCTTTTTCGTGCCTTGTGTTATTGCAGAAGATGAAGTTCCGTAAACGTTTAGTTGAAAAATCCCAAGGTCCGTCACATCATCTGAAAAGAAATAATTCTTAAATGTCAGCGAAAAATTCAACGCGCCATCGTCTCCGTTGGAATCTGTAGGAATCGCACGTGTCATCGTGGGACCACACCAAACTGCTCCATCTCCCGGTGTTCCATAGTTAGTCGCTGATACAACACCTGTCCGCTTCGCACTACTATCGACATATTCCGTCATAGATGTTATGCCAACACTGCCGCTGACAGTATACTTAGACGTCACTACAGGTGTAGCTGTGTTCTTTGGCCAACCATTCAACTCAGACGTAGAAAAAGTTACAATCTTAACCAAATCTTCATCGGCATAATACGGCTGACCGTCTATTTCTTCTGGATTTCCAATTATTATGCTCGCGTCTACGCCAGACGGTACAATCACAAGTTTACCGTTTTCATCGAAAATTTTTGGCGCGCTCAAATGGTGAAAAAATGTTACATAACCGCAGTCTTGTGCCATAACAGCAGACAAGACAGGATAAACAGGATAGCTACCTTGGTATGCGAATTCTAGCGACTTGAAAGTATTCGATGATATTACAGTTTCTTCAAGCGAATATTTCACAGGGTTCGGGCAGTAAAACTCGATCTCGCCTGTAACGACATTTCTGCCAGGCGGAACATTTGATATATTTGTCATTGTACCAACAAAATATTTATCTGGCTCATCAGCAAAAACAATCTGACCTTGACGTTTCAACAGTAATCGGTTGAGTTCATTAAACAGAGCTCGGAATTCGTATGAATCCCGAGCTTCTAGCCGAAAAGCAACAGTAATTGTGCGCGGCAGGTAGCGTGCATACTGATAATTTACTCCATCTTGTGCGTCAATAGAGTTCGTCTTAATCTCGCTTTCTACCGATTCTCGTCCCGCAACAGTCAGCGTGCGAAATCCCGGTATCGCTTGATCCAGCCATACGCCATTGAACTGCAGCGCTTCCTCCGGAAGCAACTGTTCTATGTTCTGCAGTTCCGTTGTGTCTATAAAACTATAGCTCATTTACGCCCCTTCCTTCGTTCTTCTCGACGTTGATGTGTTTCCAGCTCCGACTTTGTATATGCCGCAGTTGCTTTTGCAACTTCCCGCCCGTCAATATCCAGAGGAACAACGATTGTATATGTTGCATCCGAGTTGTATTTATATGCATCATATAGCGTTATATTGTCTCCCAAGTTTGCGGGTATACTTGCAGGTGCCGGTGCGCTTACCAATTCAGCCGCCACGTGGTGTGCTGCGACAATGCAGCCCTTGATGCCATAGACATAGCCTTCACCGTAGTACTCGCCAAGTCCATAAGCTACACGCGACGGAGAATGAATTTTAGCTTCTGCGCGGATAGCAGCTTCCGCTGCAGCTGCCAGTTGTGCTGCTGCAGCTCGAACGCGTCCTAGCTGCGATTCCATGCCGTTTGCCAATCCCACGCCGATGTTTCGTCCGGCGCTATATGCGCCGCTGGACGCGCTGTTCATGCTAGAAACAATACTGCGTGTCATGTTTCTCGACGTAGATACCGCTCGCGCACCACCCGAGCCGATTGCAGCGTTGAACCTCGACATAGCCTGTGCGGCAATGGTAGGCAATTGATTTGTGCCACTTCTTACACCGCTTTGTACGTTGGTGCCAATCTTTTGTCCGGAACTTTTCGCTCGACTTGCTCCGGTATCAAATGTACTTATCAGTTTGTTCACTGCACTCTGCGCAATGCTTCCAAGACCATTCAGTCCAGACTGAACAACGCTGATTGAGCCTTGCATCGCACTGATAGACGTTTGTGCAGACTTTGCGTTGCTGGATATTGATTTCATTGACGCATTCACAGCGACAAGCGCAGCCGCCATAGCGACCGATCCACCAGCAGCCACCAGCATAGCCGCACCAAACGCAGCGATGCCAA